CCATTAAGCCATAAAATTGCGCCCGCATTTGTTTGCCCAATAGTGTAAATAATTGCATCTGTATCTTTCCCCGTTCCAACGTCAAATGAGATTGGTTGATTCAACTTTGAACCAAATACCGTGATAGGTAATAATGCTGTGTTACCAAACCATAGTCTATTTTGAAAATAGAGTACTTTTGCAGGATAGCCAAGATTGTATGGGTTGTCTAAAGTTTTAACCCAAGCGGGCTGTCTTATGGAATATTGGCTACCTACTGTCGAATAGCCCACTACTTGGAAAGGGATTTGAACTAAAACTGCAATCGTTACAGTCGTTGTACTTTGAGATATGGATGTAATTATCCCGTAACCAATAGGCGCTAATTCAGTAGTACCACCACCGATAATTTGACCACCCACCCAGGCATTTGTGAATACTGGAATTCCAGCCCCAAACGGCATGTTCGTAAATGTAAACGTAGTTGTTGAGCCACTTAATCCGGTTCCTGAAATTGCGACTGTCGTATTGTTATAATTTATCTGGTTGAAGTCATAAGCTGGTAATGGATAAATATCCAAGTATTCAAATGCGAAATGCAATGGATCATAATTATCAATAAATATTCGACCAGGGGGAAAATTCGGTGACGTTATAATCAGCGTATCATTGTCTTGCGTGTAATCGAGATCGAATAAATCTGAGGCTTCATAATCCACTGGAATTGCTTGTATAAAATCAATAAACGTATTGCCATAGACAACTTGATTCCCTAAATAATCCACCACCAATATATCTTCGAAGTTAATTACAGGAATTTCGGATATTGGAACACTAAAGACATAAAAAAACTTATTTCCACCTAGGATTAGGTAATAAATACCGTTTCTATCAACGAATTCATACATCGTCGAACTAAATACCGCTTTTCCGGTAGCATTAATTCTAAATGTTGTACCTTTGCGTTTTCGAGCTAAGCCTGTTGTTCCCACTTCGGTATTTAATAGACTTTGAGCGGCTGTAAGATACTCCGCAATATCGGTACGCTTCCAAGTATTTTCTGAAACTTCTCCGGCAGTAAAACTGGTCTGCCTTATCATTTTTCCCATAATTCGCACCTTTAATACAAGTATACTTTAACTATTCGCGCCATTTAGTGTGTTTTTATGATTTAAACGAAAGTTATGCGATCAAAGTCATTGTATGGTGTGGTAGTAACCGAACGCTGCATATCATCTTGAAGTATTGCCTTCGCAATCATCTTTTCATATTCTTTTTCAAGATAAGCTGCTAACTGAACATTATTTGTCAATGTTGGAGCGAGCTTTGCGGCTGCATATAACACCAATGCTCTTGCAAAAAGTGGCGTATAGTTTTCTGGTACCGATTGATTAACAATATAGTAATAACCAACGGGCTTAACTTGGGCTAATAAATAGCCATCTGTAATCATGTAAATAGGCCATTGTGACCCTGTATCTTGCCATTTAAAGAAGTGACCGTAGTCACCTGGCAATTGATATGTGTATTGGTAATCCGGTGAGAAATTAATTGTTAATGGTGTATTGTCAATAACAAACTTAACAAGAAATGTCCAATTGTATGCTTCAAATAATTCTGGCTCTAATTCTAAAATCTTTGCACTTGCCTGTTGAGCATCAGGGCTTTCTAGTACTGCTGAAACTGAAAGTCTGCCTAACTCGGATAGTGTGCGATTTACTAATTGCAAATGAGTCGGCATTTATTCACCTTAGAAAAACAGGGGTATTGCTACCCCTATCTATTAGATAACTTCAAACCCAAATACCAATGTTCCATTAAGCGCACTGGCCGCAACATTGTTATTGAAGAATGAAAGTGTCGCAGATCCACTTCCTGGTATTGCTCGCATCTCGATACCACGAGTCGTATTTGTTCCACCCATTAACGTTAAGATAACCACTGATGCGGTTGTAATTCTTGAGTTAGTAAGTGTGAATGCATACGCTGATGCTGCCGCTGTGGTCAAGGCTTCAGTAGTGACAACACCTGCTTGCTTATTAATAGTAGCCGCACCTGCTGTACTAGTAGCAGTGCCTCTATCCATCAATATGGAACCAGTCATTTGACCACCAGCTAATGACAAACCATTAAGATTCGCTAATGCAGCACTAGCACTTGCAACATCTGATAAGTTATTAGCAGAGATTAGCGAGTTTGAACCATTAGTAGTTTCATTTTGTGGTGTTGCTTGGTAGTTAAGTACAGATACACCTGGGTCGCCACTTGAAAGAATAGTAAGCGTACTTGCACTTGCGGTGATTTTTTGAATGTTCACGGCAGTTACTGATGATGCCCAGTTAGCTACAACGTCACTTGTTGCTGTAATCGTTGCATCTGTAATCGTAGTTGTTGCACTGCCACCAGCATTACTATAAGACGTAGCATACAAACCTAGTGCCGTTAATTCGGTAGACGGCGTAGTAGCCACATATCCAAACACAGAAACACCAGGGTTTGTGCTACATAATATAGTCAATACACCTGTAGCTACTGTTACTTTTTGTATAATAGCCGCATTCGCCGAGCTAATAATGTTTGCATCAACCACCATTGTTGAGGTGATGCTTGCATCATTAATAGTAACGGTCGCAGAGCCACCAGCATTGCTATATCTAGCTGCATGTACACCAATGCTTTCAAGCTGCGCAGACGGTGTGAATGCAAGATACGTCAATGTTGATGCACCAGGATCGCCAGTTGATAGAATCGTCAAGGTTCCTACGCCTGGGGTTACTTTATTAATCGATACTGCGTTAGCACTTGCCTGCCATCCTGCCAAAACAACCATATTAGGATTGATTTGTGAATCAGTAATTACAGTTGTCGCAGACCCACCCGCATTTGTATAGCGAGTAGAACGTAGACCATAAGCGCCAATCCCCGTTACCGTGGATGATGATTGGACTAAATTCCAATTTTCAGCCGATGGATCGTAACTTACAGTAAAGGTTGCCCTTAAAGCTGATTCGCCTGTATCCAAGGGAAATACGCTTTCATCTAAATAATTCACATAGATTATATCGTTCGACTTAATCTTTTTCTGTAAATCATTCATGTAACCAGCGGCTAAGATTGTAGCCAAGGCATCAACCGTACTTGCAACAAAGATATTCGGTGCCGTACTAATATTACCTTCGGTCACCATTGCAAAAGTTTCAAAATTAGACATGATTTACTCCTTATGCGTTAGCAACGTAGGGGTTATTGGTTTCAATCAACGCAATACCGTTATACTGAATTACGTTGGCACCTGATGTTAGGACTGTTAATAATTCCCAACGGTCATTTTGTGGCACCCATGTAATGCTAGTAGAAACGTCACGGTTGAATATCTGAACCATTGAATCCATATGTACTAAAGGAGTCAAATAGGTATCAGTACCCAATGAACTTGTGAAGGGGATTGTATTTATACCGTTAGCACCTAAGGTTCTAATATCCACACCAAGGTAACTAGATAATCTATTATCAACCAATGGACGAACGTCGTTATAAAATATGTTTACAACACGATCATCATTCAACATAGATTGTTTAGTGATTGCAGGTAACCAAAGGGAACATGAGTTTTCCATCACGTTAACGCCTTGATTCTCAAGATATGACAATGCTTGAGCCATTTTACCTTCGTTCATACCAGTATTTACACCAACGGTAGTCGGTACACTGAATATGGTTGCAAAACCACTTGAGGTAAATAAGGCATTAATCTTGATATAGTCCACCATTCGAGCTGCTGCTAATGCATGCAATTTTGCATGATCAACAATCTTGTCGTAGGCAAACAATGTCTTCTCACCACCACCAATTACGGTTTTAAGCGCATAGTTATACGGGATAATCATCACGTTTGTAGGATTCACCGGAGTTATCGGGATATCTACAGGCGCATAAGTTTGTGATTGCATTTCGATAATATCAGATACAGGCACGTTGGTTGCTTCACCAGTTGTTCCGTGACGTTCTTCAATAGTATCGGCCAAGTATTGGCTATTTTGATATTTTATTGTGACTTCGGTATCAAATAATTGTGACGCCGTTGCCAAATCAATTTGATCGGCCATGATTGCGTACCTCAATAGTATGG